CCGAAAGTACCTTCTTTTAACCAATCATTTACAGTTATTCCTACGTTAGCATACTTGTCTAATAACTTATCAACTACATTATAAGGATCTGCTGCTGCTAAAAGTGTTGCACCTGATAAATCGTCCCCACCTAATTCAGCTCCAAGAGAAGCAAAAATACTATCTTTTACTCCTTCATCTAACCCTTCAAACCCTGTTAACTCACCTTCTTCAACACCAAGCGTATCTCTGGCTATAGTGTCTATCTTATTAGATATTGCACCCATAGCTGCGCCAACACCCGCTGTTATTCCTCCATTTTTAAATGCCTCTACAGGATCTTGCCCATATACGATTGCTGTCGCGGCTCGTTTACTACCAGCCCCAATAATTTGTCCTACTACTTTCGACCCTGTCGCTTGTGTCACTGCTGCACTTGCAGTTGTCCCTGCAGCGTAACCCACAGTGCTTCCTGCATAAGCTAAAGCAGCCGCTTTTATCGCATCTCCTAATTCTCCACCTTTAGCGAGGGTATTTGCTCCAGTTGCTAAGGGTATAGCCCAAGTAGAAGCCGCTAATACTGCTGTTTTGGTAGTTCCTAATACTGTTGCGGTAGGGCCTGCTAATAGAGTTGTAGCTAATATAGTTACAGCTTCAATAGGATTATCTAACGCATAATCTACAATATCTCCTATACCATCTATAACGGGTTCTACAATTTTATCTACAACCCACTCACCTGCATCTAATACAACATCAATAACGCCTTCAACAAGATCCACAGCCCCACTAAATATATCACCTACTTTATCACCAAGCCAATCAAGTGCTTCTTCAAAAGGATCAATAATAACAGACATTTAAGGTTTATCTCCTTGAGAAAATTTAAAAAACACACGAACAAGTCTGTTGTCCTTAGTATTTACCATATACCCTTTAGTCCCAGTGCCTTTAAAGGCTTGCCCCACAGCTTTTGCAACTGGTTCAAGCGTACCCCCTTTAAAATCAGCAGAATAGTGAGTTATACCTTTTCGTTGCAATATTTTAAAATACTTTACAACGTTGTTAACAAGGTTACGGGCTGTATCTACATTAAATAATCTACCATGTAATTTATTTTTATCTTCACCTTTATGAGCTAAAAATACAGTGTTGCCAACTTGTGCAACATCTACGCTAGGTAAAGTGAGTTCTTTTGCTACTCCTGCAAGTGCAGCTTCTGGTGTTATTTTTTTCCCTGAACGAGTTAGATCTTCTTGTCCTGCAGTCATAGAAATAATTGTTGGTGCAGGAAGAGGGCGTTTTTTACTGTCTACTACTTCTACCATTATGTTATCTCTAATATGCTGGCTACAACGTGCAATCTGTTTGCTGTTGCTGCTGTAACTTTTAATATTTCTGTTGCTTGTAAAACTAAAGGTGCAGATAATAATTCAGTTGTACCATTAGAGGATATAGATTTAGTTTTAAACAAGCTATATACATCAGAACCATTTGTAAGTGTAAGAGTTATAGTATCAGCGTTTCCTGAGTCTTCAGATACAAGTATAGATTTTACAATAGCTGTAGTAGAAGCTGCACAAGTATATAATGTAGTTACTGAATTTGTAGTAAGATCTACTTTTGCATTTGTATAAGTATTAGCCATTAACTTAAAAACCACCCTACAGCATCAGATTTTTGCTGTGGTGAAGTATCTCGCACAACATTGTCTAACTGATTAAAATATAGCCTTAATATACTATTAAGTTGATTAAAATGCACTTCTTCGTACTCTTTTGGTGCATATGGCAACGCAGGTGCGCGAAACTCTACTGTATATGAATCTTCAGCCATTACCTTCTCCCATCTGGACGCATATCAACTCTTGGAGTACCAAACTGCCATTGTACACCTGTGGCACTAGATTCTACTTTTACTGATAACTGTCGTCCCCTAACTCTAGTATGTATTTGATCTGTATAAGCCTCTACAGGTGATGTAGCTGTTCGTGTAACAGTGCCTGTGTTTGTACCGCTTTCTGAAACGGGTGAGTTCCTACCTGAACCAGAAGAAGCATGAGGAAATAAAGTCATAGCTATAGCAGGACTATTTGATGTAGAACCCTCAAAATTTATGTCTGGGAGCATACGAGACACAAGCATAAATTTATGCCCATCATCTAGATCAAAATCTGCAGAAGTTATAAATGCAGATATAGCTGCTGTTGTCCCCGTTTCATTGTCATCTATACCATTTTCGTGGTCTACTAACACACCGTTATAAGTAGTGGCTAGTGGGAAAGATCTTAATCCAGAATCTAACCACGCAGTTCTTGCCATATTACCATAATACCATATATCTTCTAAATAATTATAAATAACGTATCTATCTATATCATCTGAACTTTCAGAACAATAAAACCACCACACTTCGTGAAACGCTTCGTTACCTCCTGCGAATACTTGTGTAAATTGATCTGTATTAAAATCTGTAAAAACATATTTACGTAGGTCACAAGTAAGAGGTCTTGTTCTACCATCATACATATAAAATTTATCCTTACCCATCCAGTAAGCAACACCGTTTGTATATGCTACTGCATTTTGAGAAGCGATTGATATATTTTCTCCAACCAATGTAGCGCCCCAAACACCTGATCCCGCGCCAACGTATTGTAAAGCATACAAAGAAGAATCTGACCAAACAAGAACTTCCTGTCTAGCTTGAGATGCAGTTACTATTTCTGTACCACGCGACAAACGTAGGCTACCTGCTTGATTTGTAGCCGCAGGTGTCCAATTCACAGCACTTTCTTGGTCAGACCATCTTATAAGCATAGGGTCTAAAACATTAGTACCTATAGGATTAGTACCAAAACAAAATACAAAACGATTGATATCAGATATAGCCATGACATTTTGTATTATGGGTACGTCAGATGCGCCAGTACGACCTGTTAAAGCAACGGCTCTGTTGTTAAGAGAATCTTCAACACTAGCGTCCCAATAATATAATTTGTCACCTCTAAACCCAAAAATTAAATCCTCACCAAAGTTTTGTTGCGACCATATACGAAGTTCTTCTTGGCTAGTTTCTCCAACATTCCAAGACCCTGAACCCCAACTACTAGCTCCCCAACCTGCAATTTCTGAAGAAGACGTTGCGCCAGAAACTATTTGATATGCTGCAACGCTACTACTTTGGGATACGCTACCTGTATTGTCATCTGCAGAAGAAGCTATATTAGTGAAAGTTAACGTAGCATCATCAAAACTTTTAGCATTAATTGTATAAACATTTGCAGATTCTACAGTTTCTATTTGATATTCATTATTTAAAACAGCAGTTGTAAAGTTACCTCCTAAAGTGCTTGTGCTACTAAATGTTACAAAATCTCCCTCTGTAGCCTCATGGTCATTATCTGTTACGAGTATTGTAAAGAAAAAAATTGTAGCCCCCGAACTATGCGTAGCGGCTGTTGTACTTGTAGAAACACCAGATACTAATCGTGACGCACCTCTAGTACAACCTGTTAACGTGTTATCAGTTATACCTGTATAGTCTATAACTTCACTATCAATTAACGCTTTCCCTGCTACAGGAAATCCTGTGGTATCGGTAAGAGCTATTGTAGTAGCACTTGTAGAAGTCACAGCAGCACTTAATGTGGTTCTGAATGCTTTAAAAGTAACATCTCCTGCACTAGTTGTATTTCTAACAGGAGTTATATCGTTAAAATTACCTCCAGCTTCTATATAAAATTTAAGATGTGTGCCTATACCTACTAAATTCTGTTGCCCTAAAGTTATCCAGTTAAATATAGATCTTGCTGTCCCTAAAAATGTAGTCGTAGTTGTACGTGTCCATCCACCTATCTTTTCAGGTGTGCCTTGTCTAAAACGCACATTATTGCATTCGTACCAACCCCCCTCAGACGCATAACGTGTGTTTTCACGATTTACTCCAGGTTTAAAAGATAACTTCTTTAGATGCTTGCGTTGTTTCTTTATTCCTTCTAGTCCAACCTTTACCAAAAGTTTTAAACGTAGATAATTTTTCATAAAACTCTTGTCGTATTTTACCAAACTCTTCGATCATATACTTAGGGTCTTGTGCGTTAATTAATGCAAGAGTTTTTGGGCCTATTGCTCCGTCTTGGGTTGCACCTACGATTTTTTGTATAGCTTTAGCCGCACGACCTGTTCCGCTGTTCACACCCCAGTCAAACGCGCAAAAATCTAAACCGCTAGGGAGGTCGTCACATTTAAGTCGATTCCAGTAATTTTCTCTATAAATAGGAGCTACGTCTTCTGGAGTAAGATCTTTCATATTCTTTTCTCCTCCCCATTCATCGTACACTCTTTTAGTTACACCTAAATTTGTTTCTCCACCTGGGTCTTCAGGATGGTTTACATATCCACCTTCGTGATGGAGTAGCATAGCTAAACTATTTGTAAAGTTTTCTTTCATTTA